AAGTTAATTAATAATTATCCTGAGTATATTACAACTATTGCAACAGCTTATTTCTTAGGAAAACCCATTGCTTATGCTTTACAAGATGATAAATTAAAAAAAGATTTTGAAAAGTTATCTGAATACTTAGCAACAGAAGAAGAGCAACAAGAAAACTTTGAGCATTCTCAAAATTGTAGTATTTTTGGTAAATCTTATGAGTTGTGGTATAAAAATGTAGATAATACCATTGGAAATGTAGTTGTGGATCCTAGGGATTGTTTTATTTTAAGGGATAACACAGTAAAAAAAGAAATAACTGCAGCTGTTAGATGGGATAAAACTAAAAATAAAGAGGATAAATGGGTTTATACATTAGAAGTTTATGATAGTACAAGTGTTACTACTTATGAATTTTTATCTGACACAGATAAAAAAGAAGTTCCAACTGTAACAGGAGAAACTAAACTACACGGATTTAACCAAGTCCCAATTATTGAGTTTTTAAACAATAAAAGAGCCAATGGAGATTTTAAAAATGTAATTTCTTTGATAGATGGCTATAATGAAGCAACTTCAACTGCTATTGATGATATGAAAGATTTTACAGATGCATACTTAGTTTTGGTTAATATGGGTGGAACTACTGATGAAGAAATAGAAAGAATGAATAAAAATAAGGTTATGCTTATTAATGAGCAAGGTGATGCTAAGTGGCTTGTTAAGCAAGTTAATGATAACTATGCTCAAAACAATAAAAATAGATTGAACCAAGATATTCATAAGTTTTCTATGATACCTGACATGCAAGATAAAGAGTTTAGTGGAAATAGCTCAGGAGTTGCACTTGGATATAAGTTATTAGCTTTAGAACAATTAGCAGCACAAAAGGAAATGTATTTTAAAAAGGCAATTAATCAAAGATTGCAACTTATGATAGATTTTCATAACTTAAAAATAAAATCTACTGATATTCAAAAAGTCTTTACTAGAAATGTTCCAAAGAATTTAGTTGAAGCAGCTGATACAGCTCAAAAGCTACAAGGAATAGTATCACATGAAACTATTTTATCTACTTTGCCATTTGTAGAAGATGCAAAGCTAGAACTTGAAAAAATAAAAGCTGAAGAAGATATTAATGTAATGAAAGACATGAATACTCCATTAGGAGTTGGTGTTGATGGCAAAGAATAGAGACTATTGGGAAGAAAGACAAGTTAAAAGAGAGGCTAAGGCATTTACTTCAATACAGGATATTGAAAAAGAATATAAGATTGCACTTGAAAAAGCTAAAAAGGACATAAATACAGAGATTGCTAGAATAACTACAACTTACATGAATGATAATATCTTAAATTATAATGAGGCTTTGAAACTTTTAAAAGGTGATGATTATAAGGTTTGGAAAAAAGATTTACATGACTATATGAAAGAATATAAGAATCTTTTAAAAACAGCACCATTGGATGCACAGAAATTATATTTAGAAATTGAAACATTATCTGCTAAAAGTAGAATTAGTCATTTGGATAGTCTCAAAACTCAAATAGATATGGAACTTACTAAGTTGATATTTGGAGTTGAGGATAATGCTAAGAATACTTTAACATCAGTTTATAGAGATACTTTTATAGAAGTAACTAAAGACTTGGGTATTAATCCTATTGTTAGTAGAGATAAGATAAAAACAGTTTTGGATAAGCCTTGGAGTGGTGCTAATTTTTCTCAGAGGCTTTGGAGTAATACAGATAAACTAGCAGAAACAGTAAAGCAAGAAATAGTTAATGGAATGATACAAGGGATTAATCTTAAAACTATGAATAAAAGAGTTTCTGAAAGATTTGAAACAGCTAAAAAGAATGATGTTGAAAGACTTCTAAGAACTGAAGTTAATTATGTTTTGAATCAAGCCACACTTGATGGATATAAAGAAGCTGGAATAGAAAAATATGAGTTCAGTGCTACATTAGATAGCAGGACCAGTCAAATTTGTTCTGAACTTCATGGAGAAATTTTTGAGATTAAGAAAATTGCAGTAGGTCTCAATTATCCACCAATGCACCCAAGGTGCAGAAGTACAACAATACCTGTTATTGACTACGAAAGTTTAGCTAAACAAGGTAGAGAAGAAATTCAAAAGAATAATTATTCTTTTGATGATTCTAATAATGAACCATTGACAAATAATGAAAATAGGAGTATAAATGAATTTAAAGAAGCAAGTTCAATAAAAGAAGCTAATGAATTTGCTGAAAAGCTAGGACTAAGAGCTGATTATACAGGGATAGATATAAGATGTGCTAATGAATGGAATAAAGGTTTGTATGATATGAAAGAAAAATTCCCTGAAGTAGTTGAAAATATAAAATTTGTAGGTTCTACTCAAATTAGAAATAAATTAATTCTTCAAGAAATTGAAAATGATTTAAGAAAAGCAGGATTTTCAAAAGAGGCTATTATAGATTCTTTAGAATATGCAAAAAGAGAGTATAAGATTATTATAAACAAAAATGCAATGGCAGTTTCATTATTCATAGATAAAGATAATAAAGATCCTATAAATATGATAAGGGCAAAATATCAAGGAATAACCATGAATAGTTTGCACTTTAAAAATTATGAAGAAGTAGCAGAATCTCTTAAAATACAAGTTAATGCAAAATGGCATCCTGTTAGTTGTGATACTGTAAAAGCTGTTTTTGATCATGAATTTGGTCATCAGTTGGATAGTTTTTTAGGAATAAGAAATAAAAAAGAAATGATAGAAATATTAGAGGAAAATAAAAAAGAAAAAGGAAAATTTTTATCAGAATATTCTATTTTTAATAATTTAGATGAAATTAATATAAAAGAAACTATAGCTGAAGGATGGAGCGAATACTGTAATAATCCTAACCCAAGAGAATTATCCCAAAGAGTGGGTAAACTAATAGAAAGAGAATATAATATTTATAAAAAGGGAAGTGAGTAGATATGTTTGTAGATTTACCTAAAAAAATAATTGAAGCAAAAGAGAAAGGTTATATTAACAGCAGACTTGAAATAATAGTAGATACTCCACCTCAATGGGTTTTGGATGAATTGGATAAATTTTTTAAAGATTTTAAAGAAACTATGGAAAGTGAAGGTTATTTTAATAATTAAATCAAAGCACTTAGCTAAAAACTAGGTGCTTTTTTTATTGCAAAGAAAGGAGGTACAAAGTAAATATTGTCGTACTGAGGGACATTAAACATCTGGGAAAATAGTCACACAGGACTTTAAACAGGAGGATAAAATGAAAAAATTTAAAATTAATATTCAACAATTTGCAGAACCAGAAGAAACAAAAACTTATACACAAGAAGAAGTGGATAAGATGATTGACAAAAGATTTGCAAGAATGAAAGCAGACTTTGAAAAAGAAAAAAAAGAACTTGAAAGAAAGCATAATGAATCGATTGAAGATTATGAAGAAAGAATCAAAAATGCTAATCTTACTGCAGAAGAAAAGCACAAAAAAGAACTTGAAAAGATTCAAAAAGAATTAGATTCTAAAAATGCTGAGCTTACAAAAATTAAAACGGATGAAATAAAAAGAACTACGTTAGCAAAATATAAAATGCCAGATAAGTTTTTAGATAGAATTAGTGGAGTTACAGAAGAAGAAATAGAAGCATCTGTTAAAGGTTTTGCAGAAGTAATGGGTGAATATGTAAAAGGACTTGGTGCTAGTGGAGTACCAGGAGCAATGAATGGTGGAAGTAATGGTGGAGCTGATAAAAAAGCTCAATTAGAAGATTTAAGAAAAAAAGCTTTTGAAAGTGGTTCTGATATAGACAGAGCTAATTACGTGAGAGCAAAACAAGAATTAGAAAACTCAGGAGGTAATGAATAATGACAGGAAAAATAGACAAACAATTAAACTCAACAAATCAAGCAATATCAAATGATATTTTAGAAGAATTACAATTAGTAAATCCTAATAATTCTCCTATTATCTCTCACATTTTGAGAGGTGGAAGAGTAAGTGAAACAACATCTACTGCTATCGAATGGATAGATCATTATGAAAGAAAAGTAACATCTAGTTTAAAAGTTGCTTTAAGTGCAGGAGCAACTGAAATTCAAGTAGTAGATGAAGATATCTTAGTTCAAGATGCTTTATTATCAATTGGAGATGAAATAGTAAAAGTTACTAAAGTAAAAACAGACAATAAAGCGGATGTTACAAGAGGATATGCTGGAACAACATCTACTGTTGGAAATATAGCAGCAAATACTATAGTTCAAAGCTTAGGAATAGAAATGGAAGAAGGAGGAGAACTTAAAAAGTCTTCTGTTATATTACCTGTTCACATCACAAATAACACAGGAATCATATATGAAGAATATGAAATAACAGAAACTGCTAAACATTTAAACCCTCATGGACAAAGCGGACTTTCTGTAAGAGAATTAGAATCTCAAAAGAAAAAAGATGAAATGCTAGGAATTATGGAAAACAAACTTTTAAATGGAGTTAAATATGTAAATGGTAAATTAAGAATTTCTGGTGGTATAAAATCTTTAATTAAAGAACATGGAATAGTTTTAGATGCTGGAAACCAACCTTTCTCTGTTGCTTTACTAACAACAGCAGTAAAAGCAATAGTTAATAAGGGGAATCCAGGAGCAGCAGACATAAAATCTGGTAAGTATTTTCTATGCGTACCTTGGGATATAGCTATTCAAATAAATAACTTAAATAAAGATATAGTTAGAGCTGATATAAAAGAAAAAGTAACAGGAACTGTAATTACAGAAATAGTTACAAATGCAGGAGTTGTATCTGTGTTCCCAGCTCCATCTTTAGCACCTAATGAATTTCTATTAATTAACTTGAATGAGGTTAGTTTAAGACAATTATACCCAATAAAAGAAGAAGTAGGAGCTAAAACTGCTTTAGCTGATAACTATTTCTTGCATGGGGAATATGCTCACCAAATAAAAAATTTACCATTCCAAGTACATGTTAAAAATGTAAAAATATCATAGGAGGTAGTAATGGCTAAAAAACAAGATGAAATACTTAATATTGAAGAAACAAAAGAAACAACTTTTCATTCTAGTTATAAAAACTTAATCATAGCTGGAACTTCTATTCAATTCAAAGATGGAGTTTACTCAACATCTGATGAAATCGAAATAGAAATGTTAAGAAATAATAACCTAGTGACAGAGGCAGGAGAATAAAAACTCCTGCTTTTATCATATTAGGAGGTTATAAATATGGATGAACTTTACAACAAAATAATTGAAAAAGTGAAAGAATTAACCAATGTTAGCAACGAGGCTATTTTGAAAATTAGAGTAACAATTTTAGTTAGAAAAGCTTTAAACTTTATGAATAGAGATGATTTTCCAATTGAGCTTATAGAACCATTTGCAGAGCATTTAGCATTAAAAACTATTGAAGAAACAAACTTACAAGGTAATATTTCTAAAGTAACTGAAGGAGATACAACTATAGAATACAACACATCTAATAATACAACTGATGAAATGTTCTTATCTTTAAAGAGTCAATTATTTAGATTTAGAAAGGTTGGGACCATATGAGTATATTAGATAAGTTGCATACTGATAAAGTTACAGTTATTAGATCTGTTGTAGTTGTAGATGAATATGGAGGAGCTTTTGAAGAACAAAGAGAAATATTAAGCAATATTCCCTGCAGACTTTCACAAAAATGGTTGAGAAGTGTTACACCAGGACCAGTTAATAGCAGTGGACAAGAATATAAACTGTTTGTAGGCTTAAATGTAGATATTAAACAAAATGATTTACTAAAAGTTACAAGAAAAGGAGATGGAGCTATTTATATGTTCAAAGCTTCTAAACCTTTGGCCTATAACATCATAAAACACAAAGAAATAGTCTTAACAGAAGTTTCTGAAAATGAGGTAGATTATGAAACTTAAAGGATTTAAAGAGTTCGATAAGATTCTTGATGAAATAAAGACAAAAGCTCCACAAGCTACTGAAAGATTTTTAATGTTACAAGCTGAGGAAATGGTAGGAGAATTAAAAAATAAAAATAAAATTTTAACTCCCGTTGACACTGGACTTTTAAGAGATAGTTGGCAAAGAGAAAGTGGAAAAAAAATAACAGGAAAAAAATTTACTCAGATTGTGTTTAACATGACTGACTATGCAGCACATGTTGAGTACGGTCATAGAGTTGGAAGAAGTAAAACAAAATTTGTCAGAGGTAGGTTTATGCTTAGAACAGCAGTAGCTATGAGACAAATTAAATTCTATAAAGATTTAAAAAATTTTTATGGGAGGTTATTAAAAAGGAAATGAAATGGATAGATATAAGAAATGCATTAAATAATATTATTTCTGAAAAATTAAAAATA